GCGATTGGGAGCATCGGGAAACGCAGGTGACTAGCGAATTAATTCGCAAAGGTATTGAAGAACACAAAATCAATATTGAGTTACGAGCAGAGATTGAACGCCTCAAACAACGCACATGGGTAGGACTGACTGAACTAGACTGCGTAGGTTGGTTTGGCTATGACACGGGAGTTGGCGCTTGGTTTGAAACAAACAAAGGTGATGATGACTCTATTCCGTTATACAAAGAACCACCACAGCGTGAATGGGTAGGACTGACAGAAGAAGATTTAAAACCAATATGTGATGAATGGCGAATTGTTTATGGCGCATGGATGGACGACTTTGCCAGAGACATTGAATCCAAACTAAAGGAGAAAAACACATGACCCCTACTCAAATGGGGGGTACGCGTATACATAAATATAGTTCAAGGAGAAGAACACATGACTGAAGACATTGATCCAATCAAAGCAATTGATTTCATAGCAAGGGAATCAAAGAACTATGCCCAGGCTTATGCCGATGCCAATCACCTTGAGCGCTTCCTGAAAACTATTAAATCTCAGTTGATGAATGATGAAGCTGGAACCTTGGGAGCAAAAGAAGCTTATGCTTATGCCCATCCAAGGTATGTAGAGATGCTGGAAGCCCTTAAGACCGCTGAAATGAACAAAGAGCACCTCAAGTACATGTTGGACGCTGCGAAGCTAAAGGTTGAGGTTTGGAAGGTTTTAGAGTACAACAGACGGGTAGAAATAAAGAACCAAATGTAATGCACTCTAAAAACAAAAAAGCCATGACTTCCCTTGAACGGGAGCATGTCGGTAGGATTAAGGAAATGGCCTGTATTGTCTGCGAGCAATCAGGCCCATCCGAAGCGCATGAAATCGACCAGGGCGAATGGTTTACTAGTCTACCCTTATGCGTTGATTGCCATCGGGGGGCTATAAATGGCATCCACGGGCAGAAACGCATGTGGAATATACATAAACTTGATGAACTAAAAGCGTTAAACTTAACACTTCAGAAAATATTTGAGGAGCGATAATATGGACCCAGTTGGCGAATTCCTGTTAACGATGCTTCATGGCGTTACAAACGTCCATTTATTGCATTGGCAAGAGAAAAACGGCTTTAAACATCGTGTTTTGGGTAAATTCTACGAACTATTGTCAGACCAAGTTGACGAACTTGCAGAAGCAATAATGGGGGGTTATAACACCGTCCCGCAGTTTCCTGTAGACTATTTCCATCCAGCTGCGACTGGCGAAGAAGAAGTGATGGCATTGAAGCAATATGTCGAGGAAAACAGAAACAAATTGCCCCAAGATTCTGCCATTCAGACATTGGTCGATGGAATTCAAACCCAAATTGACAGAACTTTGTACTTGATCAGAAAGGATTAATATGAAACCTGGACTCTATGCCAATATCCACAAAAAGCAAGAACGGATCAAGAAGGAGAAAGCTGAGGGAAAACCTGTGGAAAAGATGAGGAAAGTTGGTTCCAAGGGCGCTCCAACTGCCCAAGCATTCAAAAACTCAGCGAAAACGGCCAAGAAATGAAGAAGCACGACAAGCCTATAGCCCACAAAACGACTGGTAAGGGCAAGACATACAACCCTACTGACAAAGGCGCTGGTATGACCGCCAAAGGCCGTGCAGAGTACAACAAAAAGAATGGATCACATTTAAAAGCACCTGCACCCAGCCCGAAGACTGAAAAAGACAAGGGAAGAAAAGCATCATTTTGTGCCAGGATGGAAGGCGTTGTTAGAAATGCCAAGGGTCCAGCAGAAAGAGCAAAAGCAAGTCTAAGAAATTGGAAGTGCTAATTATTTACTTTTTGGATTTGCAAATTAGTTGAAAAATGAAGGGGGGGTCTAAATCGTTTTTTAGCGCGGAAATAGTTTTTTTATCGTTTTTTAGAAAAAAAACACAAAATCACACAAAATTACTCTAAAATGCCCCCCAATATAGAGTAAAAGTACTATTTTGCATGGTACGATCGATTAAAACCGCTCACAATCGATTAAAAAAACAGGGTTAATACTTTGCCCTATGCTGCATAAATAAACCGCTCCAAAGGGCTTAAAACGCGTTTAAATTAGGTTTATAAATACTAATGTAAACCATTAAATAGTAGGCAAAAAAAAGCCCTCAATTAAGAGGGCAAAAGGGAAAAATCAGAGAATTAATAGTCTTACTGAATTTATGGGGACTTTTATCGGTTTTTTAGGGTTTCTCAATTTGTAAATAAATACGAAGCCATTTTCGATATGGGCCACAGTATATAAAGCTTCGTCATTTCCAAGGGCCACAATTGACCCTCTAATCACAATGGCCCCATTAGGTGTTTATCGGTTTCAATATAAGAAGCCGCGTGTATATAGGGTAAATGTAAATCAAAATCCATAAACCGTTCTTTCAAATCTTCAGTTGAAAATGTCGCAAAATAATCACATAGTAAAAATTCGAGATTTTGCTTAAATTCAATTTCACTATTGACAATTTGAGCGATTAATTCGCTTCGTGATAATGTGTTTATATTAAATGTCATATTAAACCCCTACTGATTGAATTGAAATAACCCGTTTTTTATGCCCTAGAGCATGGTCCGCAATAACGATATCTTTTGCATTTTTACTAGTACCAGCGCAAAGCATACAATTTTCACACGTTGTTTTTTTCCCGCTTTCGGCGCTGGCAGGACATGCAGCTTCGCCCACTTGCTTGTCAACGCCTACAGAGACCCTAAAAACCCGCATACCATATAAATTAGCCCTGGCAGCTTCGTCAATGGTATCGGCGCTGGCCATTGCTAATGGTGCCCATGCACTATGGTCAAATTGTGCATTTTCCCATTGATGCGTATAACCTACATGGTTCGCTGTAAATTGGGTTAACTCTTGCCATATTTTTACTGGTGCAGCTGCGCCGTCTCCATATGTGCCAATGCGAAGCTTTAAACCCGTCAAATAATGTGCGACCTCATTAGGTGAAGCTTTAACATATCGGCCGCGCTTATATGCGTTATAAACCATTAAAACCGATCGACCTACATTAACGTAACATTGTGGAGCGCCCGTATAAGCCGCCAATGAAGGCCTATGTATACAATGCCCACAAATAGCAGCGTCCGCGCCCGTTTTAAGGGCTTCAACAGGGTTAATATCCGATCGGATAATAAAGCTTTGCACCAATGCGCCCGTTTTTGTGTTTTTTGATGCAGCTTTAATCTTATTGATAATTACTACAATAGGTGAACCGTCTAATAATGAGGGACCCTCATATACTATATAACCCAATGGTTTAAATTTACTATTCATTTTCATTTTATGCCCCTAATTTATGTAAACAAACCGAAATATCGCCAAGTAAAACATGGTCCATGTTTTTAGTGTTACCAGCTAAATAACGTTGAATAACATCAAAATATTCATCACGCAAAATCAATTTAATAGATAAACACTTTAATAGTGCTTTTTCGTCATATGTTTCATTCGCTGCAATAGCTGCAATAGTTTCAGATAATTTCATTTTCATTTCCTTTAAACGTTGAAAGACAATAGATAACCAATAAACACACACAATAACATTAAGACAATAAAATCAATTAGTTTTCTCATTGTTTAATCCTTTATTACTCTAATATTGAATGGACTATCCGCCAGCTCAAAATGCGCAGCATAATTTGAATGATCTATATATCCTGCTTCAGCACAAAAAGCATTTAATACCTCATCAAAATCATTTGAATCATATTCAAAAATCGTTGAGACGCCATTGTCTTGCCATATTTCATATTTCATTTTGTTCCCCTTTAAATGCCTGGAGTCAATGTGCCCCAGTCCTACTAATATAACGATTGAATAACCAAAAGACCATAGGTATAAACCCTAATAAATAGTAAATAAATGAAAATAAATAAATTAACTCTAATCTTGAATATGCACTAATCAAGATGTAAACACGTTATCCACAGGATATAAAAACACCCATATAACCTAAGTAAAAGAATAGCAACTAATGGAGAGAGAGTAATAAGAGGTATGTAGCTCGAACGCCCAAACCCTCGAAAACAATAGATTCCCCCGTAACGTATAGGGAAACAGTAAGGAGAGAGACAGTAGAGACAAGCCCATTAGCGCGAACCATTCCATTACTTTACTATTAAACTTTGAACACAATAACAATCGGACCCCCCCATCAGCGCCTAAAATCTATCCCCCCCCCAGGCGTTTTCAGAGGAGAGAGAGGGGGGGTACAGCTGGATTCATGGGGAGGGAGGGGGGCCCACTCACCCATTCCCAAAATTTCTACAAAAACTTTAAGTCTTACGTTTAATAAACCTTTTTACGTTGTATACTGATCTACAGGAAATGGAGACTTAGCATGGAATGGTCATTGGTTACACCTTATGAGGCTCTACGGGTTATTGATACGTTTGAGCCTATTTACAGGGATGAGAGTACTTTGGGTTACGACAGGGACTTTATCCACAGGGTATTAACAGTTGCATCCACAGTACAGATGTTTGATAAATCTAAAGAACTGATCGCAAAGTGTACTGAGGGGGATCGGATATTGGGGGTATGTTGGTTTGATAGGGGAGGGTATGCGCCCTATTCAACCAAGGAAATATGTAACTCAAAGTTTCACCATGTTGATCTGACGCTGCCGACAAGGACCAGATATAGAATAATTAACCAAATGATTGACCAACATTTGTTATGGGCTTATCATTGGAATATACCGATGGTTTGTTCTACTAGTGTTAGGGGAGACTATCAGGGGTTTATGAGGATTCATGAAAAGAGAGGGTTTACGGTTCATGGGTCTTTTGCGTACATGGATGTGAAGGAATGGTATGAAAACCAAAGACGCACAGATAGCAATTGAATTGGCAACTGGGAAGAGACTACCGAAACCTAAGTCGGTGGTTAACAATGTTACTGAGTATGGTGCGTTATTCAACCGATTGAATACAGAAAGAACAGCAAAAGGGCTACCACCTTTAAAGACGGCTATGGAGGTTTTGATTGATGCCATGCAGTCTGATGAGTTGGATATGAAAGATAAGGCTAGAATTGCTGATAAACTGGCTCCATTTGAGTCTTCTAGAGCGCCTATCATCTCGATAGAGCATGTTCAGAATATTCAGAAAGAGGATGAGATTGATGCCGATGAGGCATTAGAAAATTTCCTAGAATCTTTAAAGAAAGTCTAAAATGCCATTAATGAAATCTGGTAGTAAGAAAGCCTTCAGTAAGAATATTGCTACTGAACGTGAAGCTGGTAAACCTGAGAAACAGGCAGTTGCTATTGCCTACGCCATGAAACGTGATTCTGATGACAAACGCAAATCCAAAAAGGTGAAAAAATGAGTGGATATACTTCTGGTAATAAGGCTCCTACATTGATGGCTCAAGCTCCTAATCGCAAGGGCAATATCGGTAAGATGGAGGCTTCTCACTATTGCGGTGTGACTGGAGTCACGAATCCCAAAGGCGGTCTTAATCAGCCTTCTGGTAACCAAGGTGCTCCTAAGTTTGCTCGTGCTACTGATGACACCAAATCAGGTGCTACTGGTGGCCGTAAACAAGCTGTGTTGTTGGCTAAGCCAACACCTTATGATGGCAAGATTCATAATGACGGGTATTTGAACTCCGATCGCACCAACTATCTAAAGTGAGGTTAATATGTCTGGTTATGGAAAAGTGATTAATGGTGGTAAGCAGATGGCCAAAGGGCTTACCAAAGGAATCAATGACAAGTTGGAAACCTTTTCGGAATCCAATGGTAGAGCAAAAGTAATTGCTACTGCCGTAAAAGATGCTTATGCAGTAAAAACCCTATCGACCCAACATACCAACAATGTGAAGTCTAAAGGTAAATTTGAAAAACCCAGCGTTCCCAAAAACGTTTAACAAGGAATTGAAATGGCTACTTATGATGTTGAAGCCTTAAAGGCTGACTTACCCACGGCTAAAGACTTAGCACAATTCGTCTACGACAAAACCCAGGTTGCACTTGACCTCGTTGGCAAACCCAAAGAAGAACAGTACCTGGTTGCTAAGAACGCGCTAGAGGGTAAAAAAATTCCTTCTGAATATCAGACGGATGAGAACCCCTACATTGATCGCAAGGAACTTATTCCTGTTGACGATATCAAACCATTGCCCGAAAGAAGCCCTGACTTACCACCAGTAACGTCTAGGGTTCATTTCTTCGGCGCTACCAACATGCCCCACCCTCTAGACCCACAATCTGACCGCAAGGTTATGATGAACTTCTGGAAGTACGATAACGGCATGATTACTTATGAGATTTCTGGGCCTGTAGAACAAGTTGCTGTTGGCTCACGAATCAATAAGTTTGGCCAGACCCAACCTGAAAAGTATTCTTGGATCGACCCCCGTACCGAAGAGATTCTCCTTCGTAGACAAGATGGCTCGTTTACAGAAAAAGGTCGGGGTATCTATTCTTTCTGCATTGGTGAAAAGGGTGCAGGCATCTGGTCATTGATCGACAAAGATATCATTTCATTTACTGAAAAGAATATTGCTAACCCTTGGGCTTAAATGGAAAACTATTCCGAAGTCTTTAGAGACAAGCTTCACGCTCAAACGGAAGTTTGCGCTCGAAAGAGTCTGGAAATTCTAGAAAAGAATCTCAGAGGCAACCAAACGTTAACCCCTGAAGAAATCTTCTATCTGGCCAGCGCTGCTGAAATACTTTTAGATTTGTGCGACAAGTATGGCAAAAAGTGAAGCTAGTGACTATGTACTTCCGCTCTACCGCCAAAGGGCACTCAAGTACCTGGTAAAGCTGTCGGGTGGTAAAAAAGCAACAAAGTTAATGAGCAAGGAACAACTGGCAAGCATGAGCGTTGCTAGGGACAAGATTGCTTATAACATGATGTTTGACCAGCTGAAATGGTTCAAGCCATTCGACTACCAAAAGCGGTTTTTTGAGACAGGCACCCAGTTCTCCAGAAGAGGAATGATTGCCGCCAATCGATCTGGTAAGACAATTGCTAGTACGTTTGAAACCGCTTACCATTTAACTGGCCAGTATCCCAAATGGTGGAAAGGCAAAGTATTTGATGAGCCAATCATTGCAATGTGTTCTGGTGAATCTTGGGAGCAAGTTGCTAAAACGCTACAGTCAAAGTTATTGGGTTGCGATGATATTAAACAATCTTACAAGCTAGGTTCGGGGTCTATTCCTAAAGCCACGATTGATCCAAAATCGATTCGTTCCGATGGTGCCAATGTTCTTGCGATGGAAGTCTGGCATAAGTCGGGCGGTAAGTCTAAGCTTTACTTTTCTAACTACACTCAAGAAACCAGGCATTTGCAGGGTTATGAGCTTGATTTGGTTGTCCTTGATGAGCAGCCTCCTGATGAAACATTCTCTGAACTTGTCGTTCGTACTGCTTCCAGAAATGGACAGGTCATATGTTCGTTTACTCCTCTCAAAGGTCTGACGGGTCTGGTGCGTAAGTTCTGGGATCAAGTCGAGGGCTACTGCCATGTCAGGGTGACTTGGGACGATGTCCCGTATGTCAATGAATGGGATGAGCCGTTCTTTAGCAAAGAAGAACGTGAGCAGTTGTCTAGGGACTTTATGCCTTGGGAGCGGGATTGCCGTATGAAAGGCATTCCCTTGGTAGGTCAGGGCGTGGTGTTCCCTATCCTTGATTGGCCAACCTACAAGAGTACGGATATTGATCTTAGGGACAATGAAAAGCTCGAGCGGTTAATTAGTTTTGATTTGGGAATTAAAAATGACCCAACTGTAATCAGCTTCTTTTTCCGTGATCCAGTCGAGGAAATCATTTATCTTCAGAGGCAAGTTAAGATTCCTTCTGGCGAAACTCCTGACGAATATGTGCATTATTTGCTGGATCGGGAATCTAAAGGAGTGCCTATTGCTTTGCCCCATGACGCTGCAACCGCAGGTCGGTACACGTTAAGTGAGCAAAGTGTCAGGGAAGTCTTTGAAGATAATTATGGCTTAAACTGCATATCTGGGGCTATTTTGAACCCCGCGAATGATCAAGGTAAAGTAACTAACCACAAATCATATGGAATCAATATAATGCGAATGGGGTTTGAGCGTAAAACCTTTATGATTAATGAAAATTGTAAAGCGTTTCTTGATGAATGCAGAAACTACGCTATTGATTCCCAAGGTCGGTTTAGTGATCCTGATGACCATATTGACTCAGCAAGGATTGGCGTTTTGGCGTTGATCCAAGGTCATGGTGAATCCGTTGTCAGCAGAGCCAACAATTTCGAGATCAGGCGTTTTGCACCCGTAGAAGGCAAGGTCCAAAGGATATAACATGTTAGACAAACAAAACGTAGTCGTTATCAATCTTGCATCCCCCACGGGTCATCGGGGTATTGTTGAACAAGTTGCCCACGAAGTCTACGTTAAGATGGTTGACTACTTAAGACTTACTCAAGGCAAGAATACATACAATCGTTTTACTGATTACCACTATTTACAAATTCCTGTTGCCAATTCTACTGAGCCTGTTCGTGGAATTGATTACATTGCGCCTATCGTTACCCCTGCTATTGACTACGCTACCGCCATTATCACCAAGTGCTTGATGCCTGACGGTGAAGTTAACTTTGAGTTTGGACGCTTTAGCGAAGCCGATGCGATGGCTTGTTCCCAAGCTACGGACATGGTGAAGTATTTTATCAATGATAAGAATGATGCCTACGCAATTATCAGGGATTGGGCACAGGATTCTTTGCTCCATAAAAACGGCATTGTGATGGTTATGCCTATCCGTGAACCCATCACGATGTACAAGGAAGTTGAAGGCACCAAAGACCAATTGAGATCGTTTGAAATAACCTTAGCAGATAAGGGTCTTTCTTATAAACGCCAGAATATGAAACGCATTGACGTTAATTTGCAAGGCGCAATGCAAGAAATGATGAATCCTCCACAGCAAGAAGAAGAAGGCGAAGAGCCAGAATCCCAAGCTGATGAGATGAACGAAGCCATCAAGAACAATTATATTTACCGTGCAAAATATAAGCTGACAGGTTACTCAACCAACATCAAAATCAAACACGTTGCTCAACATTATTTTGTTTGCAACCCCACAGTTCCTAAGATTGCTGATCAAGACTTTATCGGCTTCTATGATCCAATGACGATCCATGAAGCCAAAGTCCTTTATCCTTACATTGATCTAGAAAAGTTTGCCGATCACGCTGCTTACGGTCCTGCTGGAGCCTATCAGGCGGGCGCTTTAGAGAACGATCTAGCGCTCCATGCCCGCGACTCTACACCTGTACCAGGCCAAGGCGTTATCGCCTCTCAGGGCGCTGATAGATACTCCCGTGTGGTGATGCTAACCACAGCATGGATGCGTAAAGACGTTGACGGTGACGGGGAAGAAGAGATCATTGAATTGTGTTATTCGGGGTCTTATATTATTTACTGCAAGGAAGTCGATTTTATTCCCCTTGCTAACATGAACCCCAAACCCATTGTTGGTAACTTTTTTGGTTACTCTTTGGGCGAGCGCATGGTTCCCCTTCAGGAGTACGCAACCTCAATCCGCAGGGCTGAATTGGCCTTTGCTCTTCAGGCCAGCACCCCAAGGATTGGCGTTAATCCCGAATTTTTAGATGCCGAAGAAGTTCAGCGTGGCGTGTCTGCCATGTTTATTTTGGATCGTAAGTTTGATCCTAATAAGCATGTATTTGAGTTTGCACCGCTTCAAGGTAATCTGGCTTACGTCCAATCTTCTATGGAGCGATTTGATGCTGAGAAGATGGCGTTAATTGGCATGACTTCACCTGGGGACACGTTAAACCCTGAAGTTATGAAAGACGGAAATAGTGGGTTTAAGCTTCAGACTGCTATGGGTCCGAACCAATTGATCCAAGATGAAATGGTCAAGAATTGTGCCATTGGTTTGAAAGACGTTATTTATTTGGTTTGGAAGACCATGATTCAATATGCTGATGACTACAACATCCAGCAATTGGCCCATGTCTGCGCTGAAGATGCTGGTGGGTTCCTTGATGCCCAAGCCGTTGAGAGCTACCAATTTATCGACCGCAAAATGATCAGTTTGGATTTGGCTATGGGGTTTATGAGCGAAGAAAACCGCCTGACTCGCCAACAATTGATTACCGCTGCTCAACAGCAGTTTGGTCAAGCCATGATGCAAGTTCCACCCAATTTGCCTGAAATGTTCAGTAAGCTAAGACTGCCTTACGAAGAGACATTGCGCGTCTTGGGTATTAAGCATTTAGATTCTTATTTGCCGACCCTGCAAGAATGGACGCAAGTCATGCAAGCCAAGGCACAACAACCGCCAGCAATTGCCGACCAAGTTGAAACATCTAAGATGGAAATGAACAAAGCCAAGGCTCAAGAAACCATGATGAACACTCAGTTCATTAAGAAGAAAACAGAAGACATCGATACTGACAACATGTTTGAAGCATTGGCAGCATCAAGGGACAAACTAAGGGCTGTACAGATTGATTAAAGGAAGTAAATGAAAAGTCTACTAGAAAACGTCACAGGTTACTTTAATAAGCGAACCAAGTATTCAGACGCCAAAAGCACAAACCCTGAAAAACAAATTCAATTTATTGATAACGGGGAATGTGCTCAAAGGCTTTTAAAAAACACCGATTTTGCATTGATGTTCAATCTATACAGATTCAATCTGTTGGAGAGACTTGAAGATTCAAAAAGTGATGCCGAAAGGATAACTAACTCACATTACATATCTGGCGCTCGAGATATGATCGATTTCATTGAACTAACAGTATTTCTATCCAAAGGCGTTCAGTCTAAGATAGAAAAGAATTAACATTTATTAAAGAATAGGATAAACTTATGGTAGACGTAACCTCAACAGAGAACGGAACCCAACAAACTGGAGACCCAGTTGCAACCATAGCTGAGATGATTGCCGTCAACAGACGGAACAATCCTCAACCCAATGGTAGTAACCCACCTCCAGGTGGACAAGAGGAGGAGAAATCCGAATCCCCACAGGCGCAACCTGAAGATGGAAGCGAACCTGAAGAAAGCGTAAGTGAGACTGAAGAGCCAACAGATGAAGAAGTGGCAGAAGAATCCTCCGAAGGAGATAATTCAACTGTTAACTTCTTTGAATTTGCTGATGAAAACCCTGATTTGAAGTTTAAGATACCCAATAAGAACGCTGAAGGCGGTTTTGTTGAATTAACTGCAAAGAAGGCGGCCACGCTTCTTGGTCAAACAAGTGCTTTGGATGAAAATTCTCGCAAACTGAAAGCCGAACGGGCTGATTTTGAAGAGTATGAAGCGAAACGTAGGTCTGAATTAGACGGATTGCAAATTGGTTTAGAGTTAACAATTGCTCCACAACTGCAAACGGCAGCGGATGAGTTGATAACCCTTCAGCAATACAACCAGAAATGGGCGCAAATCCTGTCAGAGGCGGCAACACCTGCTCAACAATCTGAGGCGCAAGCAGCGATTGCTCAGAACAAAAGGTTGATCGAGGAAAAGTCCCAGTTCATTCAAGCGAATCGTCCTAAAGTTGAACAGTTTTATCAGCAAAGAACTGAATATGTTCGCTCAATGATTGAGCAAAATAGGCAGAACTTTACAGATAAGGAATTGGCCAACAAGGCTAACTTTAACGATCTTCGTGAAAAGATAGCCAAGGATTGGAAAGGTGCAAACCTAGCAGCCATCCCTGGAATACCGAATATTGATTTGGTATCGAGCGATGAGCAACTTTTATCACTTATTCGGGATGGTTATAAGTTCCGTGAGGGTCCTAAAGTGAAAAATGCAGGTGGTTCATTGGCGGCAGCAGGTAAAGTAACTGCTAAAGGCAAAACAACCATGCCCGATCCAACTGAAGAACTTCAAAAACGCGCTCAAAAAGGCGACAAGGGAGCGACTAGGGACTTATTAGCAACCATGCTTGCGTCAAACAAAAACAGACGTAAGTAACTTTAGGAGTATTTAAATGTCAACAATCACATCAACATCCCTTGGTAATGGTAACGGTAGCTATGCTACTGACATCGTTGTCAAGGATTTGGACTTAACTGTTTCTAACTACGTTAAAGACCGCACGCCTGTTACCAACATGGCTATGTCTAAAAAACGTAAAATCAATTCAACTTTGCACATTTGGCCAAATGACTATTTCCGTCAGCCTGGCTTGAATGCTAAGTTGGAAGGCGCATCTGTTGATTCATCAACTGCCGCTTCTAACACACGTTCTAACTTGGGTAACTATTCACAGATTTTCACAACTGTGATTGGCGCTACAGGTACTGCCCGTGCTGTTGAGCAAGCTGGTGGTGATCCCCAGGCATATCAAGAAGTCAAGCAATTGACTGAGATCATGTTTGACGTTGAGTTGCAGATGGTTCGTGCTGACGGCGCTTCTATCAAGTACGCTGGTCAAGCAGGTACACAACCTTCTGGTTCTTCTGGCGTTAACTCTGGCCGTAGATTCGGTTCATTGTTTGCCTTCGCTGGTACACGTTCTGGTAACGGTCTAAGCGGTGTAGACGTTCTCAACCTAGCAACTTCTGATAGCAATGACGTTACAAGCGGTGTTAGCACTAACACTCCTTTCAACGGTACATTGGCTAACGCTGGTTTGGGCTACTTCAGCTTTACCGCAAGTGCTTCTGGTGTGACTCTTCAGCAATTCAGCCCCTTCTTGTACAAACAATTGGTGACTACTGCTGAGCAGCGCTTCAACGCTAAGATCACTAACATGGTTGTTCCCACTTCAATGAGAACCCATATTTCTGATACTTTGCCCACAAGCCGTTCTATCAACAGGTTCAATCCTGCTGACAAAGGCGATACCATCGGTACCTACGAAGGTGACTTTAACTACACATACCAGATCGACGACGACTGGATTATGGACCAAACAGGTTCAGACAATACTTCTGTGTTGTTCTTGAATCCTGATGTGGTTCAATGGGGTTCACTCCGTGAGCTTGGCCCAAATAACGAAGTGTTCTCGAACGCTGACGCTTCTTTGGACCAGTACATCATGGAAGGCACATTGATTGTGCGTAACCCAGCTGGTGTGGCAGTTTTGGCCGCTGTTAGCCCCACAGGCGCAGCAGTTACCGCTGCCCGTGCATCTACACAGGTGAAGCGTTATCTAGCATAAGCTAGTTTCTGAAGAGGGTCCTCACGGGCCTTCTTTGGAAAGGAGCTAACGCATGGAAAAGTATGAAACAGATGAAATCAGCGAAGACTATTATTTAAAAGGTAATCTGGAAGCTGGTTTTGATGGTGTATTCCGTCAGAATGACAAACTGTTCAATGAAGTAAAATCGGGTACTTGGTCGCAAACATTCAATACAGCTAACCTAGATTACAAAGTTGGGGCTATTGATGGCGAGCGATATGTCCAATATACGCAGCACAACGTAGATGCCATCAAGGCTGACTGCAAGCAAAAGAGAGAGTTTTACGCCATTCACGGCACAGACAATCCCTTCTTTGCTGGTACGTTTCATGCAATGGAGCTACCCAAATGCTTTGCTCACGAAATTGAATCCAAGTACTTTAACAATCGGCCTTGGGAGTTGATTAAAAGGGACAAAAAAGACAAGATTCTTTTCTATGCTATTGTCAACGAATACTATTCAGATTTCGTTTGCCACCCTAGCGGAAAGATACCACTACCGTATAATCCAAGCATTCCGACCCGTTAAGGATTTTCAATGGCTCAATTCATCCAATCTGCTAATACTCTTGTAAGCCGTGTAGCATCTTGGGTAGGAGCCATAGCATCATCCACTAGCGTAAACGCATCATCTTACACTTCTTCCTCTGGTGTTATTGCAACCGCATCATCATTGGTTGGCATTCTTAATGTAGGGGATTTTGTTGGGTTTAATTTAACCTATCCTTTCACAGTAGTAACTTCAGTCGGATCATCTAGCATTACTGTTAATGACCCTGACTTGATTTGGAGTGGCGCTACCTACCCTACAGCCATCCTTAAGCTTCCTACCCAGTCCATTCTTGAGATTCAAAACTCCATTCAATTGGCTGAACTTAAGATGAGAACTGTTGAGTTGCCTGCTTTGCGTTCTAACCCTTACGACCCAACATCACCTTCCTATGTAACCACGGATTCACAGGGTTTGGCACCTATTCCTGCCGACATGAATTGGCCTATTTTGTTTTTCCAACAAACGCCAAGCTCATCTGTTGATCCTGGTAGTGTTGCTTCAGGGTTTGGTCCTTGGATTATCTATGACAGGGTTGGAGACAGAGAGATCATCCGCAGAAAGATGATTGACCAGCTCTACGTCAAGCCCTTTGGTGTACCAAGGGTAATTCGTGCATCATTTTCAGAAGTCGGCCCTAACTACGTCTTTACGCCCAATCCAGGGGCTAGTGTGCAGATTCTTGCTTACTACCAAAAGACCTTTCCTTTCCTTTTCAGCCCAACATCAGATTCATTGAATCCTATTGTTCAAAACAATGCTGTTTTGGCCACATTCCCTGAAGGCTATCTTTATGGCACCTTGGAAGCGTATTACGATAAAAACAAGAATTCTTCAGAAGCTGAAAAATGGAGAGCACGTTTTGACGAAGCTTATGGTTTGATTGAAGACCAGAACTTCCGTGATAAATGGAGAGGTGGCGACCAACACCTCACATCTGAGTTTCAGCCCCGTGACTATCGTTACAGTTTTAGGTGATCTATGGCAACAGGTGGCTTATACGGTTCAAGTCTTAGTGGTACGTTGGTTGCCCAGCCAGGCACGGAATCGGTTGGTCTTTATGGCAATTCGGTTCCTTATGGTGGCACTTATTTTGAGTGGTTTATCTTCAAAGAAAGTGCTACCGCTCCAGCGACCCCAACTGGTGGCTCTTGGAACTTTACAACCAACGTAGGAACGCCTCCTACTGGATGGACAACAGTACCCCCTGTAACGCCTACAAACGTTGTATGGGCTTCCATTACGTTTGTTAACAGTAAGACTGGGTCTACGTTTACTTGGTCGGCTCCTGCTAGTTGGGTTGCACCTGGTGTTTCTGGTATTTCAGGCTATTCTGGATATTCTGGTAATAGTGGCTTTTCAGGAAGTGGTACATCAGGATATTCTGGGTATAGCGGTCTAGGTTTGAGTGGCTATTCGGGATACTCTGGTTCTGGAATAAGCGGTTATTCAGGCTATTCTGGTATTAGTGGATATTCGGGTTATAGCGGTTCGGGTATATCTGGTTATTCGGGGTACAGCGGAGTATCTGGCGCTGGTTATTCTGGTTATTCAGGATATTCGGGTATCTCTGGGTGGTCTGGCATTAGTGGTTATTCAGGGATTTCAGGTTATTCTGGCTCTGGAATAAGTGGGTATTCTGGCTACAGCGGATCAGGTGTAAGTGGATATTCAGGTTATAGTGGCGCTCAAGGAACAAGCGGATATTCGGGTTATTCTGGTATATCGGGTTATTCGGGAGCTACGGGATCAGTTTCACAGATTATTGCTGGAACTAATATTACAATATCACCTTCAAGCGGATTAGGTGCTGTAACCATTAATTCTTCAGGCGGTGGTGGGTCAAGTCCTTCTGCTTATGCGTATGCTTGGTTTATTTCAAAATAAGGAAAACCATGTTAGTTCTAGACTCAATTCTTAAATCAATTACTGTTGCCATGTCAGGGGCGGCGGCCACCACAAACCCAGATTTTGTAACAGCTTACTCGGACGATACTGGATCATCATTTACTGAAGGTTCAAGCGATGGCGCTTTGAACGGGACAAGTCAAGTTACTTTGGTTTCTGCTCCTGCTGCATTAACAAAACGGCTGATCAAATCCATCTTCATTCAAAACAAAGATACTGCTGCCGTTACGATTACTGTTACTTTGAACAACAATGGCACCTTAAGAAACCTTGCCAAAGTTACCTTGCAAGTAGGCGATACTTGGTCAACAGATGGTGTTACCGATATAAATGGAAACTTCAAAGGTTTAGGCGTTTCTGGATTTAGCGGATTCTCAGGTATCAGCGGATACTCTGGATATTCTGGATATTCGGGTATTGGAACATCAGGCTATAGTGGCATTTCAGGATACTCAGGTTATAGCGGTATATCAGGCTATAGCGGTATTGCGAGCATGGTTTATCCAAGCGCTGGTATAGCAAATTCAACTGGTACTGCTTGGGGTACGTCTTATACAACCACAGGTTCTGGAACTGTTGTTGCATTGGCCACAAACCCCACATTTGCAAACATCCAAACAAACAGTTTTACAAGTACAACTCCCGTACTTTCATTCAATGCTTCCAATAGCCCAATAGCGGCTGGAGCAACGGTTTCAGGTAGTTACTTGCAGTTTGTCATGCAAAACAAGAGCGCTACTGCTGGCGCTTCTACCAATTACGTTTTGTCAAACGATTCTGGAACTGATTCATCTTATTATGGTGAGTTTGGGATGAACAGTTCCGTTTTTAGCGCTTCCACTCCATCTGATTTCTTTTCAATAAATAACAATATTTATTTTTCGGGCCATGATGGCGATATAACAGTTGGATCGGGTAATGGATTTAAAACATACATTGCTTGGGGAACAACAGGGCAATCTGCTCACGTTGTTAATGCAACTGGCGCATTGGGCTTTTCGACTAACTTAGGAACAACTCCTGCCTTATCTGGAACAACAGGATTTGGAACTTCTGGCCAAACCGTTTTATCTGGCGGTTCGAGTGCTGCACCTTCTTGGGGAATACTAACTGGAACTGGTGGTGGTACTGGCGTAAACAATGGATCAAACACCATTACTTTGGGTGGTTCATTTACTACTTCAGGCGCATTCACTACCACGCTGACAGTAACAGCGAGCACCAACGTTACCTTGCCTACAACAGGCACATTGGCCACATTGGCAGGTTCAGAAACGCTAACAAACAAGACGCTGACAAATCCAACAGTTACAAACTATGTTGAAACGCTCTATGCTCCAGCAGCTGGATCAGCATTTACTATTTCACTCGCCAACGGCACAGTACAGCAATTTTCATTGAATGCCAATGGAACACTCACATTGCCATCTAGCGTGGCTGGCAAATCGTTTACCATCATTGTGACTTACTCAGGTTCTTTTTCATTGACCTGGGCGGGTGGCGGTACTTTAAAATGGGCGGGTGGAACAACACCCACTTCAACATCTGCTAACGGTAAATATGACATCTTTAATTTCTACCAAGATGGAACTTCGACCTTTGGTTCTGTTTTCGGTCTAAATTTCTGATGAGTGCATTTAAAGATTTAACATCAAAGCGTTTTGGGCGTTTGCTTGTGCTTAGTCGTGTGGCTAATAAAGGCAAACAAACCATGTGGCTTTGCTTGTGTGACTGTGGAAAAGTTAAGCCTGTACAAAGTGGCGCATTAAACACAATGGCTACGACTTCTTGTGGTTGTTATAAATCAGAAATTATGATTAAAAAATCAACAACACATGGCATGTCTGAGTCAACAGAACATAGCATTTGGAGTGCCATGAAGAAAAGATGTTTTGATCCAAAAAGCACTGATTATTCTAGATATGGTGGTCGAGGAATAACTGTTTGTGAAAGATGGAAAGATTCATTTGCTAATTTTTATGCTGACATGGGTTCTAAGCCAGAAGGTTTTTCAATTGACAGAATAGACTACGATGGCAATTATGAACCTATGAATTGCAAATGGTCTACGCATATTGAACAGGCCAACAACAAATCAACTAATGCAAAATATGAATATGGAGACGAAATTCATACTATTGCTGAATGGTCAAGAATTTCTGGAATGCCACAAACCTTGTTAAGAAAACGACTAGTATCAGGAATGCCCATGCCTTACGCTTTACTCAACATTGATTACAGGGTGCATTCATATGTTTAGCAGTCGTAAAACATCAGCCCCAAGTGGTGGAGTTCTTCTTACTAAGTCTTTAAGATTAAGAAAAAGTGCCAATGCTTATTTAAATAAAACATTTGGCGGTTCAGCAACAAACTCAAGCAAATGGACAAAATCTTTTTGGTTTAAAAGAGGAATATTAGGTTATGTGCCACTTTTAACATCCCAAACTGTAAGTACTTCTGCAAATTATGGCATTCAATTTAATGCTGATGATACTTTTGCGTGGACATTTTCAAATACACTTTATATAAATACTACACAAGTTTTTCGAGATACATCTGCTTGGTATCATATTGTTTTAGTATGGGATTCTGGAAATGCAACCGCATCAAATCGAGCAATTCTTTATATAAATGGCGTACAAGTTTCATCATTTACTGTTGACAATAGATCGTCTGTTACAACTAGCCAAAATGCTTGGGGAACATCTGGTACGGGATATATTGGCAATAATGGAAGTACAAATGATTTTGATGGTTATTTAACTGATTTTTATTTTATTGATGGTCAAACATTAACACCATCTTCATTTGGATCATTTAGTGGAACTGGTGGAGTATGGCAGCCTATAAAATATACAGGCACATATGGTACTAATGGCTTTCATTTAACATTTACCAATACAACATCCACAACCACACTAGGTTACGATACATCTGGTAATAGTAATAATTGGACAACCAATAATATTAGTCTAACCGCTGGCAATACATACGACAGTATGAATGATGTGCCTACGTTGACAAGTGCAACAGCTAGTAATTATTGTGTGTTGAATCCTAATAATTTATATAGTACATCTACTCTTCCTAGTTTATCCAACGGAAATCTTGATGCAAGCATGACAGTCAATTCTGGTATTGCTTATGCAACAATAGGAGTTTCATCGGGTAAATGGTATTGGGAGGTCACTTGTAATACTGGTGGAGTATCGTACATGATTGGTATTTCCAAAAATGTTTTTCCTATTACTGATTGGCAAACAGTTAATGGTTTTGGATATTTTGCTTCCAATGGTAATAAGTATACTAATAGTGCAGGTGCTACTTATGGAGCCACATACACTAATGGAGATGTAATTGGTGTAGCATTGGATATGGATGGGGGGACTTTAACTTTTTACAAAAATGGAACAAGTCAAGGAACAGCTTTTTCTAGTTTATCTGGTACATATTTTCCAAGTTTGCAAAACCCAGGCGGCACATCAACGCAATCTTTTAATTTTGGTCAACAAGCATTTAAATATATCCCCCCATCAGGATATGTAGCACTCAACACATATAACCTACCCACGCCTACCATAGCACAAGGTAATTTGTATATGGATGCTACTTTATATACTGGTAATGGTGGCGTTCAAACAGTTACAAATGCTGGAAGTTTTAGACCAGATATGGTTTGGATAAAAAATAGAAATACAACAAATGATCATTCATTAAATGATTCTGACCGTGGCGCGGGACAAACATTATTTCCAAATACTAATGTTGCAGAAGTTAGCTATCCTACATATTTCACATCATTTAATTCAAATGGTTTTAGCCTGGCGTTAGGTGGAGGTATTTTTAATAGTAGCGGTAATTCGTTTGTTGCATGGCAATGGCAAGCGGGTCAAGGTTCTAACGTATCAAATACAAATGGTTCTATTACATCAACAGTAAGCGCAAATACAACTGCTGGTTTTAGTATTGTTAAATATACGGGTACAGGCGCCAATGCTACTGTTGGACATGGTTTAGGTGCAATACCTGCTTTACTTATTTTTAAAAATAGAACTACAGCTTCAACAGATTGGCCTGTAAAAACAAATCAATTATCGACTAATTCTTATTTGTTTTTAAATTCATCTGGAGCTGCTGCTACATTTTCTTCTTTTTGGCCTAATGACCCTACAAGTTCAGTTTTTTCAGTTGGTACAGACAATAGAACAAATGGTTCTAGCAATGCAATGATTGCTTATTGCTTTGCCACCGTTGCTGGATTTAGCGCATTTGGCAGTTATACAGGTAATGGTAGTGCAACAGGGCCATTTGTATATTTAGGATTTCAACCTAAATATTTGCTAATTAAACGTACAGATTCAACAAGTGATTGGTATATTTGGGATAGTGTAAGAAATACATTTAACACAGTTACAAACACTTTGTTAGCAGACTCGGGTGCGGCTGAAACATCCGCAAGTTCAGTTAATATTTTATCTAATGGATTTCAATGTGTGAGTGCTACTGTGGTCAATGTAAGCACAGGAAATTATATTTATGCCGCATTTGCATCTAACCCATTTAAATATGCCAACGCATTCTAAGGAGCAATAATGTTTGCAATCGTTCAAAACAACACAATTGAGCAACTGGTGCAACCTGGCACTCAGTTTACAGTCAACGGCACAACCTATTCGGACAACTGGTATCAACTAGCAACCCAAGAAGAAAAAACAAATCTTGGTATTATGGATGTGGTATTTGCTGAAAGACCCGATGACAAATACTATTGGGTTACAGAGTCGGCGCCAGTCATCAACGGCGGTGTAGTAGACATTGGGTTTACAACAACGCCTAAAGACTTGGCTGGCTTGAAATCTAATGCTACATCAGCAATTGATCAGCAAGCCTTTTCTTTGTTGTCTCCAAGCGATTACATGACCATCAAGGCATTGGAAACTAATACAACCATGCCAGCCAACTGGAAAACATGGAGAGAGTCAGTCAGGACAACGGCTGCCAATGCAAAGACGGCTATTACAGCAAGCACAGATATAGACACGCTAATTACTGCCAGTACAGTAACTTGGCCTCATGATCCTAATTATGTAGCACCCGTGGAGCCAACAACTCCCTAAATTTAAATTGAATTGGAAATGAATATGGATAAATTGGAATGGTTAGGATATAGAAGTAAAGAAGCCAATGAACTTTATCATGAAGTCATTGTTAATAACAGTTATGCTATAACGCCTGAGATTTGCAAAGATCGAGAGTTTATCGACATCGGTGCAAATATGGGCATGTTTTCTATACTTGCATCTACACTAGGCGCAAGTAAAGTAATAGCAATTGAACCAGTATCTTCTACCGTTGAAATACTAGAAGAAAACATTAAGCAAGCTGGCATACACAACATATTTGTTCACAAGAATATTGTTTCAAATGTTAGCGGTGAAACAGTAAAGATTGGCTTACAAGACAAGTGTGGCCACAATAGTGTCTATAGTCCAAGCAAAGACTATGAAGAAGTCAAAACCATATATCTTAAAGATATCTTAAGTTTACTATCGACCGACAATATATTTCTTAAAATAGATTGCGAAGGCGGTGAGTACGATATTCTTTTAAATGCCGATCCGAAAGATATGGCTCGCATTACAAGTATCGCCATTGAAATACATGGAGAACTTCACCCGACATTCAAAGGTTTCTGGCATATTCATAAAGCCCTGTATTCTTTTGGATACAAACCTATCCAACAAAATCAATTGAAATCGTGGAGCGTTGACCAATTTGGCAATGCTTTCAATATTTGTAATTTACCAGTAAGTGAAGAAATTTGGATTAGAAATGAATAGTGTACTTTGCTCAATTGGTACTAGGGGCCGATACGATACAACCCTACCCCTTGCTTTGGCAGCCATCATTAACCAAACCAAGAAACCAGACAAGGTGGTTATCTTTGATGACAATGATGAGCCTAGAGACGTTCGGGAAGAATTGATCTATAAAAACTTGTTCCAAATGATGGACTTAAAGAACATCCAATGGGAATGGGTTTTTGCTCAGAAATCAGGACCCCATTGGAATCACCAGACTGCCAACATAATGGGCTACAAGTGGGTCTGGAGAATGGATGATGACTGCATCCCAGAGCCTAACGTCCTCAGAACTTTGTTGAGTTATGCCATACGCAAAGATGCTGGGGCTGTGGGTGGATCAATCCTGACTCCTCCTTTGCAACCACAAATCTACCCTTGCACGGGCAAAATAACTGATATTTCTAAAGAACCCAATATTCAATGGAATTACATCCAAAAGGAAAAAGAAGTTCAACACTTACATTGCTCCTTTGTATATAGGGCTGGTATACACGACTACAACATTGGTTTATCAAGGGTAGCGCACCGTGAGGAGACTTTGTTTAGTTACGGGCTATACCAGAAGGGATTGAAGCTCTACGTCGTTCCTGATGCGATTACATGGCATTTAAAGAACCCCAAGGGCGGCATTAGAAGTGAGACTGACAATTCCCTATACGACCATGATGAACAGATATTCCAAAACTTCATGCAATATAAGGATCACACGATTGTTGTTCTTAACGGCGGTCTAGGAGATCACATTGTGTTTTCTAAAATACTTCCTGAAATAAAGAACCCTTTGGTGTTCAGTTGCTATCCTGACATTGTCCCTGGCCATGCTATAGAACATGCTGAAAGGGGATTCGGTAGTATTGACCAATGGAATATTTATTTAAAGATGTCTCAATGGGATTGGAAAGGCACTTTGGAAGATGCTTTTAGAAAGATGTACTTATGATTATTCTTAGCCCCTATAGCAAAGCTTTACGCAACGGCAAGCCCAATCCTAAGAATTACCCTTATTGGGAAGAAGTCCTAAAAAGCATATCAGAACCCGTGATTCAAATTGGGGTTACTGGTGAAAAGCAGATTTGTGAAGACTTTAGAGAAAACCTGAGTTTTGATGAACTTAGGGAACTGTTGAAAGAATGCCGAACATGGTTATCTTGCGACAGCTTCTTTCAGCACTTGGCGTGGAGAGAGGGCAAGAAAGGAATAGCAATATTCTCGAGATCAGACCCTAAAATCTTTGGCCATAAGGAAAACATCAATCTCCTCAAGAGTAGGGATTATCTAAGCCCCTTCCAATTTATTATTTGGGAAGAGCAAGAATACAATATAGATGCCTTTATCGAACCAAATGAGGTAATAAAAGCATTGGAATTATTTAAGAACTAAATTAAAATCACTAACTATATAACTTAAAGTTAACATCCATGAGCGACTATCTACCGCTTCGTACACCATTTTCAAACATGAGTTTCACTCCAGATGTGCCTAGTAATGCTTTGGCACCAAATGAGTACAACTCAGGCTTGAACGTGGAAACCGATGTAAGGGGCGTTAAGAAGGTTCTTGGAGAGCAATATATCCTATCCTCCATCCCAGGCAACGTTGTTTTCATCGATGCTGGCTACCGCACCCAAACTCAATGGGTCAATATCGTAGCAACCAGAGAAGGCAAGTGGTACATGGTGACCGCGTCTGGTATCTCCAATATTACGCCTGGAGTGGGTGCTAACCCTTCTGTTGCCTTGTCTGGCTATACAGACGATATCGTCATTACTTCTTCTTGGGTGGGTCAGGTTTTCATTATCAATGACGGCTTAAGACCGCCCATGTACTTTGGAAACTATCTGGCTTCAGGTTCTCCTCAGACTGAAATAGCAATCTATGACTCAACGCCTGACAGCTACGTCTGGAACTATGAGTCAGTAGTGGGAGTAACTTCGGTTACTGCTGGGTTTGTCAGGAATTATTGTTCTCCTAACGTGGGAAATATCCTAATAGCAGGTAATCTGACCAAATCCTATTCAACTGGGTTTACCATTAATTACCCGACTACCATTCGTTGGTCACAGGCTTTTGCCAATACAACCGTGCCAAAGACATGGAATCCCACCCTAAACAACATTGCTAATGAACAAGAAATACCTGTTCGGGGTCCGATCATTGACGGGTTTTTCCTTGGCGGTAGTTTTTATATTTGCTCTTATTGGGATACCGTTGTTCTTTCACCTATTAATTACCAGAATTCAACAGCACCTATATTCGGTGTTCGACTCTTTAACCAAGGGCGTGGGTTGATTAATGAGAACTGCTGGACCAATACTGATTCGATGGTTTATGGAATTGATGCTAGGGACATTTGGCAGTTCGATGGGTCTAATTTCTCGGGAATTGGCAACCAAGTTATCAAGAATTACTTTTTCAGTAATCTGAACAAAACGTATGTTAATCGTCTTTTTATGATTAACAACACTCAAAAGTACCAGATTGAAATCTACTATCCTGATCTAAATTCAACTGGTTGGTGCAATAAGATGATTTCTTATCGCTACGATCTACAGGTTTGGAATGCCCCTAAAGACGTTCAAAACGCTGCACATGGCGTTGAAGCCCCAGTCTTTAACACCACCTTTGCTTTAGCTTCTAGAACCGTTGTATACGCCCAAGGAAGCATATCAGGAAGCCAAATCATTCAAACCTCAGTTACCAATGGTTTCTGCGGTAATACTATCAATTGCTATTTCGAGAGAACTAATATTGCTTTATCAACACCTGATGGCCCTATTCCTTATTCATCTAAGGTTTATATCCATCGTTTACTTCCAGAAATGTCAGGCACAGGAACGGTCAACATTACTGTTGGCGGTGCTAACTCAACTGCACAAACCCCTGTATACGGCCAAACAGGCGTTGTATCGATTTCTACCGACACGCCTTGGGTAACTACTCAACAGAACAATGTGCGAACTGTAGCCCTTAAATTTGGCTCTAATGATGCTACAGATACTTGGCAAGTGTCAGCCATGAATTGGCAAGGTATGATTACTGAGGATGCGTTCTAATGCCGTTTTCAATAAGTTCCAATCCAACCGTTCAGGAGCTTTCTGACGCTGTAAATTACTTATTGAGTAACTTTGGCTCGAACGTTTCTATCGATGCTACAACTGGAATTGTTGCTGGCCCAACGGGTAATATTGGATACTTGTACAAGTATTTGTATATCAAATACGCTCAGAGTTACGATGGTTCGGTAGGGTTTTCTGATTCACCCACGGGTGCTACTTACTACGGTAGCAGAAATAACAACAGTTCTACTGAGTCTACCAACCCAGCTGACTATGTTTGGACGGTTGTAACGGGTGGTTTTGGGAGCACCAAATCAATTTGGTATGCAACTTCAGGTGGACGGCAAATCAGCCTTATAGCGTCTGCCACCTCACCTGGATTGTCTTTTGTGGTTGATTCAGGCGCTGCCATTGACTTGGACGTAATAACAGGAACAAACGCTTTGATGGCGGCTTTACCTGCTATTTACAAATGGACTACTGGATCGGCTCCAGCAAGACCTTCTACGACCTCAACCTATACATGGGTTTTGAATTCATTTAGCCCGCCTTCTGGATGGAGTAGTTCGATCCCATCGGACACAACGCCAGGGGACACATTATGGGCCATTTATATCCCTTTGTCTGTACTTGCCAACACAGTAACTTCAACGCTTGATTGGACCAATACTGGATACCCAATTGTTCAGGTTTCACAAAATGGTGTATCTGGAACAAGTGGAGCAAGTGGTAAGAGTGGTTTTAGTGGAAATAGCGGGTTAAGTGGCTTCAGCGGATTAAGCGGGTTTAGTGGTTATTCAGGATCAGGCGGTAATGGTTTAAGTGCTCTTACTGCTTACAAGAGCCAGTCTCAATCGACAGCTGCCCCATCTACGCCCTCTAACACTTCGGGTGCCACGGCTCCGACTGGATGGTCTTTGACGGCTCCTTCGGTTTCTGTTGGGTCTGTGCTCTATTATACTTTTGGACAATATAACAGTAGCGCTGGAACAATCAATGGTGTACCTGCTGGGCAAACTCAATGGGGAACACCTACTGCTGCATCCATATTTCAAGACATTGAATCTGACAATTGGAATGGAAGTACACCTCCGACATATGGAAGTTCTGGAACCTATGGAACTACAGGATACTATATTCAAAGAAGTACTGGTAACGTTTACTTCAACAATGGAATATTCAGGGGTGATTTAAGCGGTGCTACGGGTAGTTTTACAGGGAATATCTCTGGTGGTGCCAACATTAACATCACAGGTAATGCTTTATTCAATGGCGCTTACAGTTCTTCTGGTTCAACCTATGCCGTAGTAGCAAATGCAAGTTACAACGCAAATGGCGGTGTGATTGGCTACGCAAATGGCGTTCTTCAGGCTGGTGTTTTAGGCCAAGCAAGTTCACAGGCTTATGGCGGGGTGTTTCAAACATCTGGAAGTAGCGCTGCCTTGCAAGCCTATTCAAGTGGAGCAGGAGCTGCTTTTAACATTAGTGGTGGAACAATGACCACTAGCAACAATACTTTGGTTACCAATTTATATTCCCAATACACTTATTACTTGAAACGCCAAGGCTCTGGTTCTGGGGATATTTATTTCTATACGGGTCCTGCTACGGGAGGAAGTATAGCGACCTTTCCAGGAACAAATAAACCTGGTCCAACATCTGGAGCATCTAATACTTGGATTGAAGTTTACATTGGTGGAACATCTTATCAAATACCAGCTTGGGCAACATAATGAGAACAGTCAATATACCTGCATCGACAATTTTTGAAGCCATTGGATCAATAAATGAGATTCCAGGCACATGTGTAAATTTTCTTGTGGGCAAAACTGATGACACGGGTGAGTTCATTATGGGCCAACAGTTCGAGAATTTCACAGTAAACGGGGATGATTACAAAGAATTGAATGGAGCGCCCACTTCTTGGGCACCCGACAAGCCAACAGGAACATATAGAAACGATGACTTGTGGCATTATGTTGATAAACAAAGATTAGCAAATACCACAAAATCTAGTTAAAATTCTAGAAAGGGAACGATATGGGCACAACGATGCAGAATATGAGCAACCAGATGAACCCTCCCTTGGGAACATCTCAGAATCCTCAACCGACTACGCTGCCACAGTATCCTACCATTGGTGCTAATTCTTCTAGCACCCCTACAAGTTCGACTCCTAATTTGCCAATGGGCAAGGGAAATACGACAAATTCAGCAACTTCAGGACAACCCCAAATGGGGATGCCTAACAACAATGTGGGGAAATAA